GATTTTGGGTTATCTTCTTATTTATATTAATGCAAAAAAAGGGGCTTTTTCGCCCTAAATCAGTTAGTTGGACCGTTAATTATCTCTGTGAACTCCCGGGCCCAATCTTGCCAGGTTTCAAAAGTCGCCGGATCTGGGACCGGGTACCGGCTAAAAATAGCCGACTGGACGATGTTCATAGCGCCATCTCTCCACCCGTCTTCTGGAGTGGTTTCAATGTTTCGTTGACCATAATAGATCAACAAATTACCGTTCCAGTCTTCCCAGCTCATATAGTCAGGAAGAACTGGAAAAAACCCCTGGAAATTAGGGACGCTCATCGCCGTATTCCGCAGTGATCAAGTTACGACCCATCTCATAGTTGCCGTTAATTTCGTTGGATTCAAACTTTAATCGAACCAGACGGTGCTCAACGCGCAGGTCAATCTTACCAGTATCTTGGGTAAAATAATACGGACCAGAGTTTTCTTCGTTTTGACCACCAGCAAACTTACGGCCTAAAATGGTCAATGCCATTGTACCGGATTGTACAAAGTTAGGTTCAACGCGACGTAAGTGCATACGACGGTTTATCCCAATTGGGCTATTTTCCGATGGCGTACCAGTTAACCAGCTGATGTCGCAAGTTGTAATGCTAGAATAAATCGCAGTTTCGTTAAATGTGGTAACCTGATTTAAACCGTATTCATGTTGCCACAATGAATATCCACCAGTGGCAACATAAACCAACTCACCGCCAAGAATAGCGGGTGAAATACTTTGATCCACAGTTATTAAAGTGACACCAGGGGGTGGAATATCAACATTATAGATAAATTCAGCGCTTACTATTCGGTATATTGTGCTGCCAGTATCTTTTGAAAAGGCAACATAATCACCAGGGCCAAATGTGGGAGTTACATTGCCGTCTAAATAGAATTGTGAACCAGTTGGGGCTGGTTCGCTTTCTGGTGGTGTTATAACAGTAAAAGCTGGACTATAGTATGGATTATATTCCCAACCAATCCAAATAGGTGTGGGGAACAATTCAGTGGTATAACCACAAGAGCGGCGAGCTCCTACAGCAGAACCAGCGTCATACCACAGCTTATCTTTTACGTTATAAATAATCGCATCAGAACATTCTGTGTTGCTGCCGCGCGGATAAAAGAACCAAATCTCGTTGTATCTTGGTACTTTTGTAGCCCAAACTTTTTGACGTTGTTCGTAATTGATATTATTAAACAGCCAGTTTACGTTTTTATCGTTTGGTAGTACTTGTACTGAACCATTGTATAAATAGAAACGGTCAATACCCATCCAGAAAAATATGCCATCCATTTCAACAACGGAATTTTCAGACATAATAGAGATTTGGCTAGAAACAATATCGTATGTCCAATAAACTGATGTAGCCTGTGAATTAAACGACACACGAATTAATGAGTCTGTAGCCCAGAATAAGCCTGATGGTGAGTTAGTACCACCACGCATTGGCATCCCTTTTACAATCTTAGACGCAGATACGTTTACTTGGTTAGCAAGCGGTCCGTTCCAGTCATAAAAGTTTTGTTCTAGGTATGTAGTAGAGACATTGTTGTTAGCAATAAACCCATGTGATCCATATACAAAAATAAATGGGTATAGTACTGTAACACCGCCATCTACACTGATGGGTTTGTATGTTGGGTTTGACCCTTGGCTATCGCAAAGACCAGTAAAATAAAAGTCCTGGTCATCGTCTGGAGCAACAGCGCCAACTAAAACCTGTGTGGGAATACCATTATCAATATTTCTTAGATTTAAACCCGGGTGTGCAAAGCAACTAAGCTGGCCGCCTTGAGGGCTAAACTGAGCGTCAAACTGCCAGGTGGTTCTATCGTCTGCAGTAAATGTGCTATCATTTAACCAAATTTTAGTAATTGTACCGGAGGGAGCTGCCGGTGTAAAATCAATGGTTGTCTCTGAGGTAGCATATACTGAACTTGTAATAGTATAAACAGTTGGTGTACCAGATTGAGTCAATATAATCTCAGTACCAACAGCAAATGTTGTTGTTGCATCACCAGGTACAACTACTTGTGTTGTTGTGTTGCTTGTAACGTTAGCAAATACTGAACCAGGTAAAGAATAGCAAATCAATGGGCCATTACCAGCAGCAAAAGATAATCCGGTTGTGAATGCGTCTAATTGGTTTGCTGTACCAGCGAAAATATAGTTAACACCATTGTATGGTATGCTAATCATTCCACGGTAGATGCCACTAAAAGAATTAAAGATGGCCTTATAGCCACCCATCTTTTTTGGTTCGCCGCGTTGAAAGCGGCACCACACACCGTCAGTGTACTGATCGTTTTGGAATACTGTACCGTCGCGTTTAATCCCAGCCGGTATGGACAGGCTGTAGATTGAAGTATATTGCGAGGTATCTTGTTGCCTGTTATCAGCAGCCATTAGGTAAATGTTCCACCAGAAACTGCGGTAAGTGTTGCTGTTACCTTACCAGCAAATGTCGTTACAGTGGCCGATGGGTTGGTGTTATCCATTCTGGCTACTTGAACACCGTTTGCTGCAAAACCTAGGATACTTGTACCAACTAAGTACATGCCTGTATGGGTATCATTATTGAACGAAAAAGCTGGCAATGATGCAGAACCGTCTTGAGCATAGAAAAGACCAGCGGTACTTTGTGTCAAGGGATATAGATTTGTACCATCGCTTAACACAACAACCACCTCACCATAACCAATGGTTAATGAGGATGCTGGGACGCCATAAATCTCAAAACTTAATGTAGAGCTACCGGATGTTGTATCGTTTGCTAAAATGTAGATCTGGGTGATCGTTGGTAGAATAACAGTCAACGGATCAGTTCTATCACCAGATTGTGCAATATACGTCTGAATAATTGGTGCGTATGCTGTTAAATCTAACTCTGTGCCAGGTATACTGTTAACATCGTATGTTGCCGCAGTAAATGACACGTTTGATGGTGCAGTTAATCCAACAGTAATAAACCCAGCAGAATTTAAGTCATAAATAATATAACCAGAATCACCTGGGTTTGCTGTAATGGTTGATGTACCATTAATTAGTGTTGGCAGTGTGGTGGAGATCTGTAGCGTGCCTGTGCCACTATTTCTAAAACCAATGTACCAACCCTCAGACAAAGAAGACGGTGCTGGCAAATTAAATGTGCCGTTACCAGTTGTCCAATTATAGAGAATTGCGCGGCTGCTATCTGTTAACGTAGGAGTAGAACTGACATCAGATACAACTTGAGTGGTTGCTAATTTACCGTCAACAGTTGTAAGACCAGCGCCTTTAAGTGTTGCTGCATCAGCATAAGATGTACCGGCACCAAATGTTACATTGTTCCAAGTGCCACCCAGTGTAGCATTATCAATAAGATAAAAATACTTAGAAGTACCCGCAGTAACTGAAACCGAGCCACCACCGTTTGCATCAGTAATTGTAAACGTGTTTGCACCGAGATTGCGGAAAAGGATGTCTTCTCCCACCGCACCTTGAGTTGCATCAGGTAATATGATAGTAAGACCGCCAGAAGAAGCCACACAATCAATAATACGAGCAGCTGGAGTTTGGGAACCATTAACGACAGCAGGCCAGTAAAGCTGAGTGTTGGAACTAAATGAGAGGGCATAGTACGATACGTCCGTTGGTTGAACGACGTCTCCAGTAAATGGCGATACAAATGTTGGCATATATTATGGTTCCTGAATCGTTGTATTTCTGTCGATACGACGAGCGTTGTCTTCTTTTTTGAGCGCTTCTAGTGCGTCTGTGTAGTATTGCTTCCACACAGGCAATTTATCCAATGCCTTAAGGTAACCTTGTGCTTGCAACAACGTGCCAAACAACATAGCTTGGGGAGCTTCTCTAGTGAACAGATTTTGTTGGTTTTGTGAATCTAATGGTTGAATTTCACTATAATAAATGATTTCAATCGCGGTATCAGCGGATGGAGATGGAGCAAAGTTCCAGTTATTATAATCGTATTCTGCATAATATTGAACATCACCAGGATCTGATTCAGACTGGTATTGTGCAATATAATCTTGAGAACGCATTAAAATGGGTCGACCGTTTGCCTTCATTGAAACGGTTTTTCTCCAGCGTGCTGGTTTGGAAAGAATTACTTGGTTTTCCAATAACGTTGTTTCTACTACAGTTAACTGTAAATAGGTTTTTAATTCTGCTGCAATAGCAGATTCAGCCAAACCAATTAATGATGGGATTTGCGCGACGAATTGAGCATCGTCACGCTCCATGTAATTAATTACATCAGCGACAAGATTGTCATAGGTTTGTACGTATGCGTTTGTCATCTTGTGTAATAAGAAATATTAGGTTGGAAGTAAATAGGCGACTTATCGCGCTCTTCATCACTAGCTTGCTGGTATGCTATTTGTGCTTGACCTTCAAGGTATTGGATGCGGTTCAGATCAACACCAGGTAACTGTAAAGACATACTGTGTGATAATTGTTTTTGAACGCAATTAATCCAACGATCTGGGACGTAGATTTGGTTTGTTAATTTACCAACATCTTCCATTTGTTTTTCAATAATCAACTGGAATACTTGGTAGTTGTTGTTTGGTACAGGCCACAGATACATCTTAGGTTCAATAGTACGATCAAACCAATATTGTAATGAGCGCTGGCTTGGGAATTGTTTGTTTGGTAAGTTCCAGTAATCATCGCGGTTTAAGCGAGCCAATGGAATAACTTGTTGGGATTGAGCAAATTGAATTGCACGCAACGAGAATGTGTTTAATGTATCTCTGTTTTGTAAACGGAAGAAATAAAACTGCTGGGTTGCGTTAATAGTAAAGTAGGCCCACTCACGATCTGATAAAGTGGTCTCTGGGAATGA